CCCCCGCACCGGCTCCTGCCCCGGCTCCTGCCCCGGCTCCTGCCCCGGCAGTTCAGCCCATTGTCGATGCTGTAGCTGTGTCGCTTGACGACCTGGACTTCGACGACTAAGTCTCCCCCGTACGGCTGTGCGAAGCGCGAATTTGCGTGGGGTACGGCAGCGCCGGAACCGTAACCGGCATCTTTCAAAGGATAAAAATGGACTTCTCGATCATTGCCCGAGCGGGGCTATACAAGACGGAGTTCGCCATCATTACAGGCGTATCTCGTGCGTCGCTTCACGAGTACATCTGCGGGCGGCGTACGCCGCACAACCTGACAGAGCGGCAACTTCTCCGCGCCGCGCGGATGCTCGACGCCGGGATAGAAAAAGGGATGTTGCCCACTACGGACACATCGCGCAAAGCACGGAAAAAACTCGTCGCCAAACTGAAAAGTCAGCTTGCCCGCTAGTCGCTCCGGTTATCATGGCTGTCTTTCTACGGGGGCGTAATGGACACACAGACGTTTCTTCAAAGAATACTACCCGCCACCGGTTTCAAGTTCGTCACTGAATGGCTGGTCAAACCCCACCACCCTCGCGGCGGGGTCATGGTTCACTACCCGGTCGCCGACATCGACGACATGGTGGATAAAGTCAGGGAGATCGACTCCCGCCACAACAATGCGTACTTCGCGATGGCGACGTACAAGGAGGTCAAGCATGAAACGATGAAGACCCAGCGCGGCACCGACTTCACTTACGTCGTCGGCCGCACGCAGGACAACGCGCAGAACGTCAAGTCGCTGTGGATGGACTGGGACGTAGGCAAAGCCGACACCGGTATGTCGTACGCCACGCGCAAGGAAGCATTGATGGGCGTCAAGGCGTACATCGCCGCGACGGGCTTGCCTGACCCGATGGTGGTCAGCTCCGGCTACGGGCTGCACACCTACTGGTGCTTCACCGATGAAATTCCAGCAGCAGAATGGGAGCGTGTTGCGTGTTTGCAGCGCGTCATCATGCGCCACTTGCAGATCAAATTCGACCCGAGCCGTGACAAGGATTGCTCCAGCGTCCTGCGGCCAGCAGGGTCGCACAACTACAAGGCGGGCAAGGAGCCACAGCTCGTCAAGGTTCTGGCGAACGGTTCTGCCCCGCTGCCGGCGCAGGAGTATCGCAGGATACTGCAAGGGTACATCGAGCAGAACGAGCTGACTTCGCAGGCGCTTGTGCCGAGTTACATGCAGGGCGGCACGGGCAACCTGGCCGACTTCGGTTCTGCCGACTACCCGGAGTCATTCGCAGACATTGCAGTGCAGCACTGTAACCAGTTGGCAGAGTTCGCCAGAACTGGCGGCATGTCGGAGCCCGTCTGGTTCGTCAGTCTGGGCCTGATCAAGTTCTTCGTCGACGGCGAGAAGTGGGCGCACGAGTGGAGTGCCAAACACCCCGAGTACGACTACGCACACACGCAGATGAAGATGGACCAGTGGTCGAAGGGGCCGACTTCGTGTGCGACGTTCAAAGAGAAGAACCCTGACGCCTGCGCCGGCTGCACGCAGAAATGCACGTCGCCCGTTCAGTTGGGATACAACCATGAAGTCGTAGTACCGCAGATCACCGAGGCCGTCGCAGAAGAACCCGTGACGCTACGGCACGACACCGCGCTACGTAGTGTTCCGGAAGCGGCACCAAAGAAGAACCCGGACGTTGAGGGGGACACCTCGCCGTTTGGCTGGCCGGAAGGGTTTGGGTACGACGTGGCGGCAGACAAGGTTTACGCCAAAGTGAAGAACCCGGAAACGCAGGTGTGGGAGCACAAGTTCATCGCTTCCCCTCTGTTCTACCCGACGGACATGATCTTTCTGGAGGACGGCACCCACGTTTTCAGACTGGCTGCGCACATTCGTGGGCGCATCAGGCAGTTCGAGATACCGACCAAGAGTGTCGCAGACAAAAGAACGCTGCGCACGGCGCTCGCAGGATGCCTGATTACGGTGCTCGACGACAACTTGACGAGTCTATTTATGAACCGGTACATGACGAATCTGAGGAACCAGAAAGAGGTCGTCGAAACCTATTCGCAGTTTGGGTGGAAGCACGACTACCAAGGGTTCCTGATTGGCAACAAAATGGTGACGGCAACCGAGATCAAGACGGTTGAAGTGAGCCGCGAGAACATTACGTCACCCGAACTGCTGGCGGCATTTCGCACGGAAGGTTCTGTCGCCGACTGGGTGGCAGATACGAACTACCTCTACAACAGGGAGAACTCCGAGCCGTTCCAGTTCGCTTTCGGGCTGGCTTTCGGGGCGATCCTCAGTCCGTTGGTCGCTGACCCGATGTGGCGCGGCATCCCGTACGCCCTGACAAGCCGTGGAACTGCGTATGGCAAGTCGACCGCCGTGCGGCACGCGCTGAACATCTACGGCGACGTCGACAAGTTCTGCCTGACGAAATTCACGCCGCTGGCGTTGCCGATCAGACTGAGCAACATGGGCCACATGCCTACGCTGTTCGACGAGATCACGACGTCGCTGCCGCTGCCGTACCAAATGTCCGACGCCCTCTACACCCTGTCACACGGGCAGATGAAGGCCGGCGGCACGACCGCAGGGCGGGAGCGCAACCCGCTACCTCCGTGGAACGTACCGAGCTTCCTGACCAGCAACAAGAATATCGAAGCGTTGCTGGGCGAGAACAAGGACATTGACCCGGAAGCGGCACGCATGCGCGTGTTTGAAGTTGACGTCGAGTACTACAAGGCGAACGCGCACATGTCGCTACCCGACGGCAAAGATGTCGCCGACAGGTTGATGCGTACGCACGGGGCTGTTGGGGTGGAGTGGATCAGGTTCGTGATTCGCAACCGCCCGATGGTGGAAGAGGCGCTACGTTCTGTGTTCGCCAAGGTGCACAAGGCGCTCGGCGTCAACGCGGGGGCGGAACGGTTCTATTGCCACCTCATCACGACGGCGTACGTTGGGTTGTTCTTCGCCAGAAAGTTGGGGTTTCTGCACTTCGACCCGAAAGGGGTCATGCAGTGGGCCTTGGCGCACGCCGACATGCTGCGGATGCAGCGCAACACCGCGGCGAATACCCCAGAGGATCACTTCGCACACATGATGGCTGACATGGTTGGCCGGCTGTTGGTGACGAAGCGCTACTCGACGGCGGATGCGCGGTCGAACACCGCGGGGGAACACCCGATGATCCCGATTCACGGGCCGGTCGAAGGCAGGCTGGCTCTCGGCATCGACGGAGAAAAGCCCCGCCTGATCCTCACGCGCCGTGCCGTAACGACGTGGTGTGCGGAAAACGGTGTGCCGTTCCAGGCGTTCAAGCGCGAGTTGATGGAGTCGAAGGTGCTGCGCACGTCGCTGCCCGGAGTCGATATGCGGACCGGTGTGGTCCGTGCGGCGTTGGGTAAAGGCGTCGTTGGTTTCACGCAGTTGGGTGCGGCACCGTGCCTTGAGTTCGACCCTGAAGCCGGGGCCAAGGCGGTGTCCCCGCACACCGAGACGGTGATACGTCTGCACGCCGGATAAAAAAGCGCCCACCGTAACGGTGGGCGAACCTACCGAGAGGTAGGGGAGGGAGATGACGGAGCGGAGTGTAGCACAACTCTCCTACCGCGCAAACTCCGTGAGCCCCCTGAAGTCCCGTTCTGCATTGGTGAACCTAACCCCGCTGGCGTCACGCTGGCGGGGTATTTTTTTGTCCGCGACCGTCTTTTTCATGACGTCAGCGGCAGTGATCCGGCCAAGCTCGCCGCTGCGGTTGTGCTTCGCATTGAACTCGACGACGGCGTCGTCCTTGATGAGACTGGAGATGGACTCGCCGCGCTCGGCACGAATCGCCAACCGCTCGATGGTCGCCTTGCGTTTGTCCCGAATGGCGCTTGTCACATCCATCTTGGCGTTGTTGGCAGCATAGTACTCAGACTCTTTCGCAGGAGCAAACCCCGCTGCGCGCAGCATGATGTCAATGCCGTCGAACTCTTCAGCAGGGACGATCACGCGCCCGTGGCGATCGGTCATGCCCTCGGACGAGAACCGGTGTGCCCGCAAGAGGTCCGCCGGCCACTTGCCGCCAAACTGCGCGAGTTTCTCAACGCCCTTATTCCACTGGCCCGACGAGAACAGTTGTTGCGCGTCGAGGATGCCGACGGCCATGTTCGCTGGAGCGCCGGCGACATTGACCAGCGCCTGACCGACAGTGTTCCGGTTGTTGCCGTCCGTGCCGCTGAACTTCGCCATTGGGAACGGGTTGGCAACGTCGCCGGTGCCGAGACGCTTCGAGATGTTCACCCCGAACATGGTGGGGATACCATCAGCGAGAACTGCCGCAGCGTCCTTACCGACCAGCTTGGTCAGCCAGTTACGGTACCGAACTTCCGGCGAACCTTCTTCGTCATCCTCGTCACCACCAAGACCCGCAAGCGCGAGCGCAACGCCCGCCATCGGCATGCCCAACGTGCCAGCAACAAGTCCTTGCGAGGCAAACAAATACTTCAATGTCGCCCTAGCCACTTCTTTCTCTGCGTCAGTTCCGCGGAACGCGTGGTTAAAGTTCTTGCCGAGCAGGTACATCATGCTTTGCTGGTACCGGCGGAACTGGAACACCAGTTTAGCCATAGGCACCGGCCCACCTTCACGCATCACCCGCGCCGTGTTGCCCGCGTTGTAGTCGAACTGCGTCTGGCTGGTCGTGTCGTACGCGTACTCCACCGCGGCGTCGTGCGTCGCGCCCTTGCTAATCGCTAGGCGATACGACGCCAAAGAGGTCGTGAGTCGGTTCGTCAGCTCAACCTGCTGCGTCGCCCACCCCATCACTTTCTGGATTTTAGCCAGCATGGGGTTTGTGCCCTGCGCCTCGGTGGACAAGTCGTGCTCCATGCCGATGTCGAGGATGCGGCGGCGAATGAGTGACTCCGCCATCGCCTGCTCCGTCTGGGAGAGTTTGGACAGGTCGAGTGCCTGCGTCATGCGCTCGGCGAACGGCTTGCTCATGTCGGACCGCGCCGCCTTCAGGACGCCGAACGAGTCAGCAGCCGCTTTGGTCAGCGCCTCCGTGGCCGGCTTGAGACCGAACTTCCCGGCCAGAACCGGGCCAGTGACGAGCCAGGGCTGCGTCGAGTTGATGAACACGAACGCGGGGGACACGCCGAGGTGGTATGCCCACGACAGCGTCGACAGCATGTTCTGCACCGGGTTGTCGTTGAATGACATGTCGAGCGCCATCCGGGCTTTCATTTCTTCGTGGATGTGCGCGTATTTGAATCCGGACTTCTGCTTGTTGTCCGCGGCTTTGGCTTCCTTCTGTAAGTCGACCAGCGCGTCGTTCATCCCGGTAGAGTGCTTGAGCCGAGAGATGTAGAACGCGTCACGCTCGCCGGAGATAGCGAAAGTTCGCTGCATTTCGTGGGCTTTCACGCCATGCACATTGCGGCGCTTGGCTTCACGCGACAGCGCAGAGTTCTCCGGTAGCGCCGAGATGAACAGATCAGTCATCATCGCCTTGATCTTGCTCGCAGTCTTGGCATCGAACCCGGACTCGTCGATGGCGGAGCCGAGGTCGGCAAAACCGTGCGTCGTCATCGGGGACATCGACGCGTAGAATTCCTCGCGCTTCAGCCGCTTCGTAGTGAACCCGTTGGCGGTCCTCAACGTTTTCTCGGCGTATTCGGCGTCGCCCGCTAACTCGTACGACGACACGCTGTAGTGCCTTGGGTCGCTCGTCAGCTCGTCGATCTGATCCTGGACGGTTTCGAGCGCGTCGCCGGTAGCAGTTTCCAGCTCGTTCTTGAGGGCTGCGTACTTGGGCGACATGCCGACGACGACGTAGTTGCCGACACGCATCATTGGGAAGTACGGCCCTTTGAAGGTCTCCATCAGTTTAGCGTGCTTGGCGAGCGCCTTGTCGCGCTTGCGGGCTAACCGATCCTTCGTCTTCGGGTCGGTTTCCTTTTCGATGAGCGGGTTGTACATCTGCTTGACCATGTCGACGTATGCCGCGTTGCGCGCCTTCCAGCGAGCGTCCAGTACCTTGCGAGCTTCGTTGTACGTATCCTTCGCCGCTTGCGGCAGGTTCTTCCATTCGGCAGCGAGGTCCGCGTGCGCCGCTTTGTCTTCCGGCTTCAGGTGCGCGTTGGCCGGATCGGCAAACGCCTTGTCTGGGTGCGCCTGCAACGTCGTCGCGTCCAGCATCAACTTGCTGAGTGCTTCGGACGTTTTCTTGTCGAGGGCATTCCACTTCACCATGACTTTCTGCGTGTCGGCCTGAATCTGCTGGCGCGTCGAATCCGCCATCTGCTGCATGTGGACGTACTTGGCGAGCGAGCCGAGCTCGTTCTTGAACCGTTCGACAAGCTGCGTGTTGGTGAACCACATGGGCGTGAACTTGTGCGCCATGTCCTTGACGTTCGTCCATGCGGAGTTGTTCAGGCTGTTGCCTGGAAACATGTCCGTGACGCGCTGCATCACCGCGCTCGGCGAAGTAGAAAAGTCGCGCGAGCCGTTCTTCGATAGGGGGGCCGTCGAGTCAGCAAGCTCCAGTGCCGCAGCGCCGTACGCCATGTCGACGATGTTCTGTGTCGTGAGCGTGTCGGTGTTGCGGAACCCAAGTCTGCGCAGCGCGGCCTTCATCGCCGCGGTCACGGTACGGAGCCAGCTTTTCAGCGGGCCTTCGCGCATCATGGCAACTGCCGTTGGGTCCGCCCCATGCAGTATCGCTTCTTCGACGAAGTACGCGACAAACTCGGATTTTTTCTGTCCTTCTCCGACGCTTTCGGCACGCGCAAGGGCCAGCTTCGCCAGCGTGTTTTCCGGCTTTCCAGACCCCTTGGCCCACTGTTCGATCTGTGCGGTGAGCTGGTCGTACTTCGCCTTGCCGAGCAGATTCACCATGCCGAGGTGGACGCCAATCTCGTGCAGGAACACCGCCAGTTCGTTCCCCGGAGCGATGTTGTCAGCGAACATGTAGATGTGCCCGTTGCGATGCACCGCCATGACCTTGTCAGGGTCTTCCGCACCGGTAAGCAAGTCAGCGTACTGCGCCGGGGTAAGTTGGTTTTTCGACTGGATGATCGTGACCAACTTGTCGAACCGCGCAGGAGAGAAGAACAGCTTGCGCAAGGTGTCGCCCATCGTCTTGGCGTCCTGCCCCGCACCGTTCGGCTCGCTCTGGCTGAACTCGTTGTTTGCGTCGTACCGCACGGCGTTCGCCGGCATCGTGACAGACGTGCCGGTGTCGTCGGAGGTGAACACCACGTTCTTGCCGTCTGTGCGGAGGAACGTACCGCTTGCTCGCGTACCGGTGATTCGGTTCGCGTTGCCGTAGTACACCGGCGTTCCGCGCTCGATGGTCGTGCCTTCCGCCAGCGCCTTCGACACGTAAGGGAGCGCGTTAAATTTTGCGTCCAGACGCGCGCCGATCTCGCGGGTCATTTCTGCCATGTCGGCAGCTTTCTTTTCCGCGCGGGCGTCCTTGCGTTTTTGGTTACGTTCTTCCGGGGTTTGTGCAGTACGTACCGGAGTGTCGGCACGGCCTAGTTTGTCGGTGAGTTTTTTGCTCTCCGCGTTCAGCACAGCAAGACGGCTGCGCTGCTCCGGCGTGCGGCGCATCTTCTGCGCGGCTACCGCCTTGCCGATCTTTGCGATCTCGTCGCTGATCGGCTTGAGCTTGGCTTCGATCTCTTCGCGGGTCTCTTTGTGGTGCTTTACCGCAGGAGCAACCTCGGCAGGTTTTTCCGCTTGAGCAGCCTTCGACACCTCAACAGCCTTCTGCGCTTTTGGCGGAAGTGCGGCTTCTTTCGCATGCACGATCTTGCTGCGATTGTCTTTTTTGCCCGTCGCTGCTTCAACCGCGAGCACCGCGGCAGACACGTTGTCGGCTTCCGACATTGCCGACTGGTAGTTCTTGCGGAACGTCTCCAGCGTCGCCTTGAGCCACGCCAGCGTATCTTCTTTCGGTGCCACTTGCGCGATAAGGGACAGCGTTTCTTCGCTGTACCCGTACGATTCGATCTCGGCGAGCGCGTCCTTGGTGAACAGCTTCTTCAGGTCGCGGAACGAATTTACTCGTCCTTGCTCTGCTCGCGTGCGCTGCTTAAGACCTCCGAGGCCCGTTCCAACCCCACGTTCGTGGTCGCTGAGAATTTCTCCATCAGGTCCGTAAGTTCCGGGTGCTGCCGTAGAAAAATCTCCTGCTGCTTCGGCGGCAGTGTTTGAAAGTCTCTCACCAGATTTGACTGCATTTTCGATCCTCTTCAACGAGTTCTCAAGTTTGTCCAGCGCCACGCCACTCTGCGTTTTGAACATCTCGACAGGGAACAGCGCGTTGCGCTGGCTGTTCCGGAGTTCTGCAATCGTGCGATCGTACGTGACCGTGGCAAGTACTGCCGTGGCCCGCGCGTCGTCGTTCAGGTCTTCCCACGCCACGGTACTGTCTTCGAGCGCGCCCCAATACACCTGCGCATCTTCGAGCGCGTTTGCCAGTGCGCGCCCCGTGATTCCGGCGTCGATCAGTGCTTGGTATGCGCTCATGCGTGCAGCGCCTTCCCGCACCATGTCGTACCGAGAGTTGACTGTGCCGAGCGTCACGCGCTTTTCAATGGCGCGGTTCGACGCCTTGACTCTCTCTTCCCACTTGGCCCAGGCCGCATGACGCTTCTCGCCGCCAGCTTCGTTGAGCGTTTTCCGTGCAATCGCCTTGTAGACCTCGTGGTCGACACGCATCTCGTTCAGTTCTTCGAGATACAACGCCCGCTCGGCAATCTGCGCGTTAAGCGCCTTGAGGTCTTGCTTGTACTCTGCTTCCAGCTCGCCCTGCGCTTCCGGAGTCGGCGGCTGCGGGAGACCCTTGACGGCGTTTTTCTGCGCTGCAAGCGTCTTCGTGCCGAGCAGTTTCTTGGTGAGCGCCTTGCCTTGCTCCGCCCACTCGGCCTGCGTCGCTTTCCACGCGGCCATCAACTCCTTACGCTGCTGCTTGACCGCGGCAAGCTGGTTGACGTACTCCTTGCGGGTGTCTTCGAGGCGCTCGTCGTGCTCACGATTCTCGTCCGACAGGTCGTCTTGCTCGTTGACTTCAGCGTCAAACTCGGCCTGTTCCTTACCCTCGGTTTCAGCGCGGCGCGCCTCTCTGGCCGCATTCTCGATTTCTGCCCGCAGCGTCGCTGCCTGTAGCGGGCTGAGTAGCGTGTTGGTGTCCCCTCCTTCGGCGTGCTTTGCTGCCATCGCTTCGGCGGACTTGATCCACTGGGCCGCAGCGTCGCTGAGACTTTCTTCTCCCGAGTTGCCGGCGATGGAGTCGCTCACCTGATAGTAGTTCTGCCCTTCACCCTTGTCGCCAAACAGGTCTGCGAACGACACGGTGTCCGCGCTGATGCCGACTTCCCGCTGAAGATCGTGGAGCTGCTCCGCGGTCAGGCCGACACCCTGGAGCGTTTCACTCACCTGCGACGGGGATATACCGAGCTTTTCAGCGATGATCGAGTACGTAATCCCGCGCGACACCATCGTCGCCATCTGGACGAGATGCCCGCCGGCTCCGCGAAGGTTGATGACTTCCGACAACACCGCGAGGGCGTCGGTCTTTTCGCTCGGGGCAATACGCTTGCCGCGGTCGCGGCGCGGCTTCATCGGCTTGATGCCTGTGATCTGCAAGAGCTCGCGGTTGAGCGTCGTCGCCCGCGTATCTGCCGGAGCTTCTATCTGCCGCGCCACGAACGGCTGCGCCGGGTCGTAGTCAGGGTCGCCTTCTTTGGCTTTGACGCGCTGCGTAATGGGGACAGACTGCCCTGCGATAAGCCGAAACTGCGGCACAGGCTCACCGGTCAGTTCGATCTCGTGCGTCGCGACCTTGTACTTGACGTTTTCTTTCAGCACGCCAATAGCCAACAGGTCGGCTTCGGTTACGGCGATGATCCCGCCGTTTGCCTTGACGAGTTCGCTCAACCGCGCGAGGTTCTGGCGCTCGATCTCGTCCCGTTGTTGCTCGTTCATTCCGAGGGCGTCGTACTGATATGCGAAGTTCTTCGGCAGGATGCTGCGCTGGTTACGTGCGAGGGTCTTTTCCAACTCGACACGCACAGACTCCACCCCGACGTTCTTGCGCGCCGCCATTGAGCGCAGCTCGGCGAACTGCTTGGCTGGAGCGACAACGGTGTCGTGTATCGCAGAGACATTGGCGAAGTACTGATCCACCGCAGCAATGACGTTACGCGCGCGCTCCATCGCTGCCGTGTCCGCCTTGGTGGGCTTTTTCTTGGCTTTCAGCGCGTCCAGTTCCGCTTGCGCTTCAGCACGCAAGGCCTCCTGTTTGTCCGCTGCAGTCTGGACTTCGAGGATTTTATTCTTGGGGATCAGCCCCTGTTGCAGCGCCTCGCGCAGCGTCGTTGCGTGGTCCACTTCGGAGACAGCCGCATGTCGCTCGATCAGCCCCTCGGCGAAAGCTGTACGTATTGCGACGTCGAGGTTCGCCCGCGTCGGATCGGCACGAACTCTTTGGAGCGCCGCGGCGGTACGGTCTACGCCTTCCCACGGGTCGCCGCCGGCATCGTACGTTGTGTTGCCTTCGGCGTCGAACATCTCCCGCTGGCCGGTGAAATCCTGAACCCCGGTAGTTTTACCAACCCGTTGCTGCATCGCGGTTTCGGTTTCCGCTTCGGGAGCGGCGTCGGCTTCTTCCGCAGTACGCACTTCGCCGCGCTCGAGCGGCGCACCAAACATGTCGAGCTGCTGCGGGCCGAGTTCGCGGGTGCGCATCGCCGGAGGGGCTTCTGCGAGCTTGACGTCGCCGCTACGTTCCATGAACGCTTGTTCGTCGTCGTTGAGTTCGACACCGATACGGTTCTTGATCGTAATGCGCCGGCGCAGGGCAGATTCTGCGAACGGGTTTTCAACCGTCGCGTCAGGGTTTGGCGTCCCGGCACCTACGTAACCGCGCGTGGCAGACAGGTCGAGCGCGCCACCAGATGCCGCGGACGGTGCTTGCGGCACGCGGGCAACTGCGACATCCTCCCGTTGCGGGATGACCGCGGCGGGTGATATGACAGGCTTCGGCTGCGCAAGGAGTTCTTTTTCCGCCTTGGTGAGTCGCTGGCGCATGTTTTTCTTGGCCGCGGCGCGCTCCCACTCAGTAAGTTTGGCTGCGGCGGCTCTTTCTTCAGGCGAGGTCCGGACACCGGACAGATCAAGTGCCCCATCTGACCCACCGTTACGGTGGGCGGGTGCGTTCTGTTCGTTTGCCGCAAGCCCGCGCTCGACGAGCTCCCCGACCGGCGTAGAGTACGGAGTCTGTTTCCTGACGGCGCGATCACGGTCGGCAACAATTTGCTCGATGCGTGCGAGCGTCGACGCCCGCTGTTCTGCCCCCCTTGCCGCATTCGCTTCTGCAGCAGAAGGTTGCGCCAATAGATCATGCTGCCAGCCAGCACCAATGCGCTCACCTTGCGACTCGACGTTACCCATGCCGTAGCCGTCGTTACCGAACCCGAACTCGGCGGGAAATGCTCCGGCTTCACGATTGGCGTCCCTGCGTTGGCGGTTTTCGGCGATACGCGCCGCAGTAGACTCCCGCATAGCCGGTGCGCCAAACAGATCGAGCGTGCCTTGATTCGGGTCTTGGGATGGCATCGCACCGGGAGTTGCTCCGCGCGTGCCAGGAGAGTTCGCCCCGCCGTCATCCTCGCCGAAGTACAGCGACGCCAGCGACTCCATCTGGGCCTCGACGCGGTTCTGCAGCGTGAGGGCGTGCGCGCGCCGTTCGAGGTCGGCTTCGTCGGTCGAGTCTTGGTAGTAGTTACGGTACGCAATCAGTTCGTTACGGTCCGCCTGCAAGTCGGCCAGACGGGATTGGTACTCCGCGACCGGGTCGGATGATTGTCCGCCAAGCTCCGGTGCAGGCGCGTTCGGGTTGAGGAATTGCTCCTTGTCGAACAGCGTGCCCTGAGTTCCGGACGGACCTTCCGGCATGTCGGGGGCGAGCAGGTTCGTCGGACGGTCTTCGGTCAGCGGTTTCTCACCTTGCGGGCGCTTGCCGAGCGGGTGCATGACACCAGTCATCGCGCCACCACCCGCCGCTGCCTTGGCGCTGGCAACTGCGTATTCATCCCATGCTTCGCCGGTGTTCAGCGGCTTCTCGGCACCCCACCGCTCCATCGCGGTCTGCGGGCCTTCCGTGAGCGGGCCTTCGACCAACGCCCCCTTGCCGACGGATTTCAGGAACCCGTCCTTTGCGATACCTTCAGCAGTTTCGGCGAGGCCGGTTTTCAGCCCCTTCTTGGCGATGTTCTTGATGACCTTGCCTTCAGGGCCAAACGCGAAGTCTAGCGCAGCGGAAGGGACTGCCGCGGTAAGCGCCCGCCCGGAATTGTCGATCCCCTGTTCTGCCTGCTCTTGACGGATGCCGCCGTACGACTGTGCCAGATTGGACAGATACGCACCACCAAGACCGCCAGCCCACTGTCCGGCAACGGCCCCTACAGGGCCAGCCAACGAGCCAATCGCTCCGCCGACAACCCTACCAGCCATCGCGCCACCGATATTGGCGGGAAGCTGCGGGAGCATTTCGCCCACGCCTTCACGAACGGTGGTGAGTGGTTTCTCGATGACGTCGGAGAACGTGTTGATCTCGGCAGGGTTACGCCGAGCAAGCCCGGTGCCGTAGCTTTCCATCGCCCCACCGACGCGTTCCGCCCCGAGGTCTTTCGCCGTCGTGCCAAACGACCCGATGACCTGACCGGTACCGCGCGCGACGTCGCCGAAAAAACCGCCCTTCGGCTTCTGCGCCTGCGGAGGCTCGACCCCGTACTGCTTGAGGAGCGCCAGATACTCGGGATCATCGTCTGCGATGTCGTAGGGGTTGCCCATGTCGGCTCTCTTTCGTGTCGGTGTGCGGAGATTTTACGCGGTATCGCTTTGTGGGGCCATCCCCTTTTCTGCAGCGGCAAGCATCTTGTTCAGCCGGTCCATCCCGTAGAACTTCACGGCGCTCACCGGCCAGACAAACTCGCCGGAAGTTAAAGCTGCTGGACGTTTACCGTCAATCACTGCGGGGAGGGCGTCATCGCGACCACTGCCGTCACTCTGTCCGAACACCTGACGACCAGCCACCGCTTGAGCGACCGCCTGCCCGCCGGGGATGTCTTGCGCGGGAACCGCACCACCGAAAGCAAGGCCATTCTGTTTCATGCGCGCGTCAGTAGCGCCGAAGTACCCGCGGAACTTATCAGCGATACCTTGGGGTTGTTGCTGCGCTGGAGGCGGCACAGGTGCGGATTGCGGCACAGGTGCGGGGGCGCTACCCGCAGCCTTCCCATACTTGGCTTCCATGTCCGCAAGGAGTTGCTCCGCGCGACTCATCGGCGCAGGGGCCGGAGCAACGCCGCCACCTTCGGCATACCCTACAACGCCACCGTTAGCCATGCGCGCTGCGCGATCCGCCCCAAGGATGTCCTTCAGGGCAGCACGACGGGCTTCGTCTGGAGAAAGTCCAAACTCCTTGCCGTACATCGCCGTCAGCTTCTGCAAGCGTCCCACCTGCGACGCCCCTTGATCCGTCTCATCGTTCAGCTTGCGTGTCTGTGCGTCGTACCACCCGGCCTGAGACGTGCGCCACGGGGCTTCCGTTTGTTGCCGCGCGTCCTGCACCGCAAGCTGGTTGTCGCCTTGGAGCGCTATTTCGTCCATCCGTCCGGCGCGACGCATGCCTTCGATTCCAAACTGGTTCTCGCCCTGCATCCGTGTGGCGGCAAGCTGGTTTGCGCCCCGCATACCTTCGGCAGCGAGCTGGTTCTTGCCCCGCATGCCTTCAAGGCCGAACGCGGCTTGGTCACGACTACCGGCGATACGCTCTGCACTCGCGTCGCGCTCACGTCCGCCTTGGTACCCGAGAAGCGCATTTTGCCGCTGAACGTCCGCACCATTCTGCGCATTGGCGTAACTCGTGTACGCCGCCATACGTGCGCGCGCGTCGGCCCCGCTACCCCCTAAAGCGCCCCTGAATTGCCGGTCGCGGTCCTCCTGCGCCCCCTTGGAGGTCATCTCTGCGTTCTGGCGCTCCTGCCATGTCGGACCTTCTCCGCCGAGGATACCGGGGCCGGCAGGGGTGTCCATCTGGTCGAGCGCGCGGATATTCTGAAGCTGCCGCATGAACCCATCGACACCGATGGAGCCTTCGACACCTTGTTGCGGAGCGAATCGTTGCTGAGATTCCTGCGCCAAGGTGCGCGCCATCTGGGGCACGCCCTGACTGCCACGGGGGTTCGCGGCTTGGATACGCGCAGCGGAGCCGGGGATGTCGTCAGGACGCTGTGTAGCAGCAGGTGCGGGGAGCGCCGCGCGAGATGGGGCAATACGGGGGGCGTCTTCCGCATAAGGGGCGTCTGCCGGCCCATTGAACCCGCGTACGAAGTTCGCACCTGCGCCACGGATGGCGTTACCTTGCGCGGCCATTGCGTCGAACTGCCGGTCAAGTAGGGGGGCAGCGGCAGCGTTCATACCGTCCCATGTTTTTCCGGGCACCTCGGCTACGCCACTAGCCACCTGCTTGACGCCACGTCCAAACGCTTGCACATTGTTTAGCTGGTTGCGCGCCTCGCGCCCCGCGCCATACGCGTCGAAGCCAACATCGTCGTAGAGTCCCGGCATAGTATTCTCCTTATTTCACTCGGTCGCCGTGGACGCGCTGGAGGTGCCCAGTACGCTGGCGGTATTCATTTCGTTTGGCTTCATTCACACCCATGTTGAACTTGGCGAGGGCGTTCACAGCGGCACCATCGTTGCGGCCATCCACGTCGTCGTTCCCCCAACAGCGGTACGCTGCCCAGTCAGCTATGACGAGCTGGTAGCGTTCCTTCAGCTCCAGTTCATCGTCGAGGTTGTCCAGCGTGAGCGTAGCCGGCAGCTTGGCCACACGGAGGATGGCGGTGTACTCCATGTCGGGGGCGGGGTAGAACCGGATCGACTGCGTCGCGGTGTCGGTCATGAACCGGTTGGGGCGCATCAGCCCCGTGTCGGTCGGCGTCCAGCTCTCGGTAACGTCGATCAGGTTGTTGTAGAACCCGTCGAGCCTCACCTGATAGACGAACGCGATGTCGTCGTCGAGAGCATACAGCGTCTCGCCCGTGCTGATCTCCAGCGTACGGTCGGCCTCCACGTAGGAGTGGGTGCGCTCGACAAAGCGCTGCTGGCCTTCGTCCAGATACCGCACGAGCAGGTCATTGGGGAACAGCGGCGGGGAGTTCTTGTCCCGCAGCAGGTACTTGCGTGTGTAGTCGAGAAGGTCTTGTCCGGTCATAGCCGCTCCTTAAATCTGCTGCTGTACGCTGCGGCTGTCGTTGACGGCCATCGAGGACTGCAGATGGATGTTGTTGAACAGGGACGTGGCCATCTGCGCCAGCGCCTGCACTTCAACGAGCAGCGTCTTGACCCAGTGCTCGACAGTCGCCATTTCGGACTTGAGGTTCTGGGTGTTGGTGTCCTGAGACAGTTCGGCGTTGCGCTGCGTGCCCTTGAACGTCAGTTCGGCGGCACCGGTGCGGGCGTTATAATATTGCGACACCGCCGAGATCAGCTTGCTCTGCGCGTCGTACCCGATAGGGACAAGGCGGCTGGCAATCTCCGGCCCCATCGCCACGGTCTTCACGTAGTCGACCACCGACTTCATCGCCATTTCGCGCAGGCCGAGAATCTTCTCGACGAGCCACTTCTGCATCTCGACCGACATGACGGCAATTTTGCGGCTCGACTCTGCCTGAAGGTCTTGCGTCTTCTGCTGAATTTGCAGAACGGCACTCGCCGACACGTCGGCAGGTAGTGGGAACCTACGCCCAGCAAACTGAGCCACGATGGCATCTTGCGCACGGCTGGAGTCGGCGAGGATACGTGCAGCGTCGTCGCCCCAAATCTGCGCCTGAACTGCCGGCGGTAGTCCCACGCTGGGATTAGTGATGGCCGCAGCCAGCCAGTTCTCGGCGAGTGTGTAGGTGGCGTTCTCGGTCGGGAAGAACGAGGCCCGGAAGCTGGTGAACTTTGCGTCGAGCAGGGTGATGAGTTCAAGATACTGCACCTCGAACTCGGCGTAGATGTCTGCCGCCGTGACCGACGAAGGGATGTCCACCAGCGGCTCGACAACCGTGGCCGGCGTCAGCGTGGTGTTGGACATCGTCGGGGTGTTGAGGGTGTTCTGCAGGTCGGCGACGATTGCTGCGATGTCGTCAATGACCTTGGTCCGCGTGTCCAGACCGAGTTCCCACGTCGAGTTGATCGACGCCTCGAACGCGACAACGGCGGCTTCCTGCATTACCTCCGGGGGGAGGGTCGCCGCAAGGTCAAGTGGTAGTCCGTATGGCATGATTAAATCCTCCTACCAGATGCAATCGGCGCAAAACTGATCGACGCCAGCGTGAAATCAGAACCTTCGGTATTGTACAACGAAAGATCGTACCAGTTAGCTCGCAGCCCGCGCCCCGGATCGACTCGCTGAATGCGCATGTCGGTAGAACTGGACCGTGCCTCATAGCGGTAGTCCTCGGCTTCGGGTGTAGTAACTCGCAGCTCCATCGGGGTGTCCGACGAAACACCGAGGTAACACGCTGGTAGATGCTTCAGGTTCTCGCCACCGAAGTCCTTCTTGCCGAGGTCGACGTGGGCGTCGACTGGACCCGTGCTGTCCAGCAGGTAGAGGCCATCCGGCATCATGGCATAGCCTCTCGCCGCCGACACGACCGACCAACCTTCGTACCGCGTTGCCGCGTTGCTCTCCAGATTCAGGCACCAGCCGCAGGACACGACCCGCTTGTACCCGTCAGTCTGAACCACGACGGATGTTCCGGAAGCCGGCGGCGTCAGGTCGATGTTGTCGATCATCGTGTCCTTAACCATTCCTTGTGGGTCGCCGAGGACGATGCCGTGTGCACCGAACCACCCAACAAGCGGGTTCTCCTTGTGCGGCACGACGAAGGCGGTTCCCGGCACCGCGCCGTAGGGCAGCACGTCCTTGACCAGTTCCGTGGCAGCGAGGTCGGTGCCAGCGAAGAACTGCGTGATGTCACCGTAGGCCACATAGACGCCCATCTGCGTCGGCACAACCAGATCAACGTCGGCGGGGAAGGTGATATACCCGTAGTCCATCGGCGCACCTTCAGCGCGTTGCCTGCCGTCAATCGGGAGGTAGTATCCGGGGCGGGCCGGCGAGCCGAGGTTGATGCGGTTTCCTGCTTTTGAGCACAGCCGCCCGTTCGCCATGAATACCTGCGACCCAGCGGGAAGCGGAGCCTCGAATCGCCCGTTGCTCTCGCGCAGGCGCGTAGGTTCGGTGGAAATATCAACGACTCCGGAGCCAATCGCGTACTGGCCAATCCACATCGGGATGGAGCCATTCACCGTCGAGAAATACACATTGACGTGAGTAGCCCCCGGCGAAGCACCGGGTAGGGTGATGCGGATGCCGCCATCAGCGGAGAGCGACGGGTTGCTGGAGGCCGAAATACCGCCCTCTTCGCCGGTCACGTTGTTGTAGTAGCTGACGCCGACTTGGTACGTCCCGGCATAGAGCGTGCCGGCGATGTTCGCACAGGTAGGTGCGTTCGGCGTTGCCAGCCCCCACGGATAAAAGACACCGCCTTCAATACGTCCTGAGTCCGTGCCGTTCGAGTAGTACAAGACGCCGTTGAACTCGGCCCAACTCAGCGGCGCGTCGGCGCTCAGAACCTTGAACAGCGTCTCGGAGTAGGTTGGCATGGTGATCGCGTAGATCGCCGTCCCACGGCGCAGGTATCCAGCCGTCGCACTCGTCATGTAGAGCGAGTCAGCGTTCGTCATGGCCTGAACCAGAGTAGCAGCAGCACGCCGGCGCACCCTGCCCGCGTTGTCGATGTCGACATTCACCGCATCGCGCAGCCAGTCGCCCTTGTCTCGGATGGATAGGGCGAAGTCAGGCAGGCGGTTGTTGATCCCCAACCACGGACCAGAAGGTTGTGTTTTCATGTTATGCCCATCCTACAAATGTAAATGGTTTTCCATCAAGATCAACAGTTGTCATCCCTTCGTCTATACCGAAGTCATCGCTATGCGCCGCCACCCCAACGGCGGATGACTTGTGCGAAACAACGACGGGGACAATCTCATCTGTCGGATCATAAAACGCCGCTGGCGTCGGTACAGACACAGAGGGCTTAGTGCCGTAGTTTCCCACCATGTAGTACGTGTTCTGGGGTGCGTAGGACGCTACTCTGTCGGCAAAGGTAACGGCACCTTCTGAATAAGCACCGGCACCCCATGCGCCGAGGCGGGCGTCAGCAGCGATGATTGTCCACGGCCCGTTAAAGTACGGGCGCACAGCGTGTGATCGAAAGAACGAGCCGCCAGACATTGCTCTTGCGTGTCCAGTCTCTAGTGCACTATGCTCCTGCGCCGCAAGCATGTAGAGCGCTTCAGCGTCGTCAAATGGCACCGTTACAATAAGTTTTGCGCTGTAGTTTTCCGCTGATGTGAATGCCTCGTCGGTCCACGTAGACGACGGCGTGTTCAACATCGAGTACCCTAGAAGATTTGCCCGGTCCACATACCCAGTCGCCTGTTCGTACGGACCAGCATTACTCTGCCCTTCTACTTGGGCGCATACCGTGACCGTCCCCTCCCAATAGTCATAGATGGTGCCGTACGTGCAATTCTCTGGCACCCCTTGCCCTGTCGGAACTGAGTAGTAAGCGGGCGCTTCAGACGTCCCGGTGTAGAACCCTCCTGTGTCTCCCCAAGTCCAGTCTGCCGTCGCTGACCCGTGCACCGCACAGTTTTTCGTGAAGACTTCGTCCTTGACGGACACGCTGGCATCCCCGCAAACAATCGTGTACGTGTTGCGGTAGTGCTGCCCCCATGTTCGATAGTCGGCAGCGTCGCTCCCGAACACGTACAAGGTTCCGGGGTTCATGTACGCAGGTGTGCGGTCTGCGCCTCTTGGAACAACAGACTCTACTGCGGAGTACCTCGACACCCGAAGTTCGCTGCCCATCGCTAAAGAAAGCCCGCCCGTCGACAAGTCGTCGAAACTTGACCGTACATAGAATGCGTAGAACGGGGCGTCTCCGTGCGGCTGAACGCTGCTATTTACGCCGAATTTCTGAAGCCCTGTGTAGCTCCAGTGCGGGTATGCGATAACGTGCTGGTGGCGGTAGTTTTTCCAAGTGGTCGGACCCTCTACGACAACCGGGGTGAGCGTCCAGTACCCGCTTTCAGCGAAGAACGTGAAGTTAAGCCGATAGTGCGTCGAGACGTTTTCTCCGGGATAGACGTACTCCGTCACCACCATGTCGCATGCCGACCCGTTGTAGTTGAAGTGCCATCCGTACCCCATCTGGAAATGCGGGAGATTCGGGCTTTCGAGCGTCACGATCTGGTCAGGGTTCGTGTCAGGGCGTGACTGCGACAGGATGTACGTTTCGATGCGAACCTTCGTCCCCAGTGGAACGGCGACGTCCTTGAGTTTCTTGCGCAGCTTCTCCGCACAGGTGGTCGCCAACATCCGGTAAATCTTGGTCACTTCACCAGCGACCGAAATCAAGTAGTGCTTGCACGTCACTGGGTCTGTGTATATTCCGCAGTTGGTGTCGAACTTTACAGCGGCACCCATAGGGTCGCTTTCGTCGCCGAAAGTCTTTGTCGAATCGAAGTAGATGCACGGGCCGTCAAGCGGCGTTGCGTCCGGAAGGCGAAGTATCTCTGCCTGATCGTGCCGACCGTAAAGCGCCTGCATGTACTGCCGCATCTTCCCTGTGAAGATGGATGGAGGACACAAAACAGACTTGCGCTTCTTGTCGTAGGCACTTGTTCCGAACGGGTAGTCACCAAGATACTTGAATGACGCTGCGGCCAAAGCATCGTCGGGGGAAGCCCCAATTGCTTCTGGAGGGTGAATCGCACCGTCTGTAGGGCCGGCGATAGTCTCTGCCTCACTTGCCGCGATATGCTGGCTGACGTAATTTGTGCGGTACAGTATTCCGTCATCTTGATCGCCAGCAATCGTTCCAAGAAAACTTGCGGAAAGCAGATCGACGACTCCGTTGTCGAGCTTGAGCGTACAGGTTTCTTCATCCTGAACCACTTCGTCCGTAATGAACTCGGGCATTCCGCACTTAGTCTTCATGCGTGTCTGCGAACCATCAGGGTGAATCATTATCCGGGTACGAAAACCCCCTGTGTCGTTGATCGCGTCTAGCATCTGCCGCTCGGTCGAGTCGCCTTGGCTCGGCCCGGTACGGACCCGCATGATTGTCAGGTGGTCGAAATCGTCTTTGCTCATGTTCTAGCCCACACTTGGTTGGTCTTGCTTCCAACGTACACCACGTCGGAAACATCAACCGCCGCACCGTGTTGCCCGCGTATACTGACAGACGGAACCACGAAGCTGTCGACTACTCCGGTCAGTATTGAAAGAACGCCGCCAGATGCCGACACCGAAGGAAGAACCGTTGCGCCAATTTGCCCGGTAACGCCGATCCCCCCTGTGGCAGAAAACACTGGATACAACGTATCCGCAACCGATGCGCTTCTTCCGCCAGCACCGGAGATAGCCACGGAGGGCCGCAACGTACCCGCCACCGAACCGGCGATACCGACCTTTCCTGTAGCCGAGAACACGGCCTGAACAGTTGCGCTGATGCGCCCCGTCTTTAGCTGTTCTCCGACAACTGCGACGGATGGTGAAACTGTCGTGGAGACGGTCCCGATGTTCGGCTGTCCGCCAGTGATGGTTACGCCGGGGCGTACTGTAATTGCTGCGGACAGTGTTGACGAGTTGATCGACGTGAGGCTGACGGCTGGCCTAACTGTTACGTCGACCGCACCAATGATGTGGCCACGCCCAGTTGCCGAAACTACCGGTGAAACAGTTGCCGTAATGACTCCGTGCGCCGGCTGCGTGGCTGTGACGCTGATAACAGCATCAGGACGGAACGAGACAACGGCGTCGCGGGTGGTAGCGTCTGCACCGACATTGACAACAGGTTGAATCTGTATATCGACAGAGCATGCGACGCCAATCGTGCTGGACGCGCTTACGACAGGCTCGACTGTTGCCGTTACCGTTGCATAGTAAGACTCACCAGTTCCGAACGATTCTCCGGACCCGTAGGGTGTTACGCCGTATGCGCTTGCGCCGTACATTTAGAGGTACTGTCCGCCAGTTGCGGTCGTCCCGACAGTTCCTCCCGGAAGCGTGGCTCCACCAGTATCAGCAATCGAATTTTGCGTTACATCGTAGCGTTTTCCGGTTGCTGATCCGGAGTACGTTGTCGACACTAGATAGCAGGTACTACCAGAACTTTGGAGTAAATACGCCGTCGAAAACGCTGGCGTTCCTGTAATAGTGACAGTCTGACTTGCACATGTCATGCGTGCGCCGCTGATAACGAAATAATGGACCGGCGCGGCTCCGCTGATTGTGTACGCCGTGTTTATATTAACTACTGACCATGTTGTTGCAGCGATGTGGCCGGAAAGGCATGCGCCAAAGTTAATATTGGACAAGACTATACTCGACCAGTCGGAGATAATAAATCCATATCCGGAGGTTGTAGTCTGAATCTTAAAGCCTTTTATCGCGCAATTCGCTTTTGACGTTGATATAGCGGTTGCAGAGGTCGTGCTGATGATGCAATTTGCTGGCGTCGTCGTGTTGCCATCGATAACGAGACTTCCGCTACCGACATGGCTACCAACAACTACGGCTCCTGTGTATGTTCCATCTCCAACCTTCACAGTAACCGTTACACCACTGGCTATATCTAGGGTTGAAAGCACTACGTCAATCGCCTTCTGGATAGTCAAGAAAGCACCACCAGAAGTATTTGCCGAACCATTGTTGCTGTCGCTCCCATCGGTGCGGACGTAGTATGTCCTGCTCGTAGTGACTCGCTCTCGGATCGACGCTCCCTGAAGCGCCGTCATCGTTACTGAGACATACTTTTCACCAGACGCGAAACTTACCAATGCATCCGAGTTGCTGGATGAAAGGACGGTGGTTCGCGTCAGCGTGTTCGCAGCAGAGTACGTGCCTAGCCCAACCTCCCAATCGCCATCAGGCGCACCGGAAGTATCAACGTCCTGAATGACGTAGTAGAGGGTGTCCCCGGTACTGTACCGGCTGGCGAACGTCTTGAACCCGGGGATCGCACCGGAGAGCGTGAAGTCACCCGTCCCGGTGGTCGACGCTGTTTCCTGTACCCGGTCAAATAGCTTGAAGGCCATACCGCCTCCTTACAGGGTGACGGTCATCGCCGAGATCAGGATCGGGCCACCAATGACGACGGAGGTAGAGTTCATCTGCATCGCGCCGCCACCGCCAGAGACAGTGATGTCCAAGTCCATGACGACGGTTCCGGTGCTGTCCTGAATCCGCGCCCAAGCAGCAGTTCCGGTAGCGTCAGCAGAAGAATCCTGAGTGACCGCCGAAGCAGTGAACACACCGCCCGAAGGGGTAGCGCCAGACGGATCGGAGAAGGTAAGCGTACCGAGCAGGGTCTGGGTGGTGATCGCGTCGGACGGCAGGGTGGCCATCGGCGAGGTATAGACCTTGAGCGTACCTGCACCGGCCCCGGCGTCGATTGCGTCGCGGATCGGGGTGAGCATGGAGTTCTTGAGGGTGGTTGCGTAGCGGACGGTTGCCATGATGATTCTCCTTATGAATCAGGTTTTCTTGCGTTGCGCTACCACGGAATTGATTGCGGTCTGAACAACGGTTTCTTTGCTACTGCGGATAAGCACAAAGACTTCTTCGGGTTGGGTGAAGCTGTAAGCGGTGTTTTGTGGTGCAAACACGTAGGCCGCGTTGGTTCTGGTCGCCTTCTTCTTTGGCGCAGATACTCGCGGTGCGGACGGCTCCTTCTCGACGGAAGCACGGATCGACTTGCGCTGCACGAAGATTTCAGGTTGCGACGTGACCACGCGCACGGTTCCGCTGAAGAACGAATCGCCAGTACCGGTTCCGGTCTGGATCGCCAGAAGGTGCGCCATGGCGCTGCCGGTTGGCAGCCCGGACAAAGAGACGAGTTGCTCTCCGGTATTCATGGAAGCTCCTTGGCCCAAACAGCGTCGGCCACAGCCGAACGCTCGGCAGACGGCATCGAGCGTAGCGCATACTCCCAAACCGTTTGCGCCAGGGCATCCATATCGACACCACCAGAAGACGCCGTATTGAGCTTATTGCCCATCGTTCCGGCGTCATTGAACGACGCAGCAATGGCGTTCCACACGGCTGCGGCAATGGCCTCCGTTGTCAGTTCAGTAACCACGTCGGTTGTGCCGATCATGTTGCCAATCGCGTAAGGCGTCAGCCCGCCAGAAATCGTGATTACCGCAGAGCCAGTACGGGCCGGCGGCGTATCGTCAGCCGGTAGTATTGATCCCGCGATAGAAAACGACAGGGTTGCAGACCCGACCGCACTTGCTTCTGCGCCGAGTACGGGGTTGTTCGTCGTTACCGAAAACGAGGTAGAACCGTCGCCGCTGATCGACGCCGTGAGCAAGGGCGTATTGGTGGAAATCTCCATGCTTGCAGAACCGGAGCCAGAAGAAATAAGCTGGCCCGTTGCATCGAGGAAGTTGATAGAGAGCGAGGCCGATGCGGTTCGTACCGGCGAAGTGTCATCGACCGGGAGAATGTCTGCATCAGGCACGGAAAACGAAAACGCAGCACTGCCGACAATGGGGAAGCCCATCACGCCGATAGCCGAAGTGGAGAACGTAATCTCTGCCTCGTTCCGCGAAGACATATCCCCGGACTTCTGCGGCATCATCCATGCGGACGGGTGCAGATGACCAGAAGGCTTTGCGGCAAAGTTGCTGCCAATCCCATCACCGACAAACTGGTTCCTGATCGGCGCGGCTTGGTTGAAACGATTCAGCAGAACGGACGGGTTGGCCCCATCAAGCGCCGTAGCGCCGAACAGTTTGCCTTTCAGCATGTGCCGGTATCCGTTTTGCAACAAGCCCATAATCAGCCACCAAACCCATAGTCAAAGTTTGCATACACCGTTGCTGCTGCGGTCGTCGCACCAGTACCGAACACGAGGAACGTGACGTTTGCGCCGTTGCGCAATTTCGGGAAGCTCGGCAGGGTATTGACGAAATCCAGAATGTTGTACAGGCCTGTTGCTGGAACAGGGATCGGCATGGAAAGCGGCTTGCACAGCCCGACAAAGACGGAACCAGAGGCGTGAGCAGTGCCGCCCCAGATCACGGACTCAATATCCTTGACGCCAGTATCGCCGGCCGCAAGCGGAAGGAACGGGCCGTACTTGTTCGCGGCATTGCCAGAGTTCAGGATCGTTCCAGAAGTTGCAGAGGCGGTTGAGACGCAGCCTGCGGTCGTGACCTTGCCGGTAGTGCCAGCGCTGTTGGTGTAAGTGACCTGCATGGTCGGCGCATTGGCGCCCATTGCCGAATAGGACGCAATGAACAGGCGCAACCCTTCACCGTTGGCGTAACGGTCGACGTTCGCCGCCGTGTTGCTGATCGGCGTCATCGTGATGGCCTTGGTGCCGGTGGAGGATACGTTCGTGGTCGTCAGCTTGGCGTAACCTACAAGGTCAATCGGTAGAACAAACCACGGCGCGCCAGCCGCTGCGACAACGGAAGCGCCCATCGACAGAATGTGTTTGGTCGCCGGCGAAGTCTGGTCGCCGATTGGGATAGCGCCCTCGGTCCAAGTGTTGTCCGTAGCCGTAAAAGTCGCCTCCGTTCCGCCGAACGTCGCCGCAGGAATCGAACCACTAGAGTTCAACAGGTGTTGCCAATGGCCCGCCTGCCCAACGGCTACAGAGGTTTTCTGATAGACAATGGATTCGAGTTTTCCATTCGTCGTGATTTGGTTCGTCAGGTCATCAGCAGAAGTCCAGCCCATGTTAGCTCCAATGCGTTTCGAGAACGCCCGTAAGAATTGAGGAGGCAAGCGTTCCCGCGCCGCCTCGCGAAACAATGCCTAGAACCCGGCCATCAATAAGTTCAGCGGGTGGGCAGTGAATGATGCTTTCAACCTGCGACGCCGCCCCGTAGCTTTCGAGGTTTCCGGATGTGGTGCGCCGGCATTCCTGCGTGCTGACAAAGTGCATCAAGGGCTTAACCAGAACGAGTGCCATCAGCCCGCCGCCAGCAGCAGAGAACGTGACGGACTGAATAGAGCGCACTCCGGTATCACCGGCCTGTAACTGAATGAACGGCTGCGAGCCAGTCACTGCATTGTTCGTGGATGAAACAAGCGTCCCGCCCCCAGACACCACCTTGGTATAGGTCACGTCGCTGGTGCGGCCCGCAGTCCCGTCTTGGTTGGTATAGCTGACGGTGAAAGTTCCAACCGCCGACGAAGCCGACTGCGATACGGCCATCATCATCACGCCTTGGCCGGAGGTGTACCGCGTCAGTGCTGCCGTCTGAATCATTTCCTGCAATTCGCCCACCGCGTCCGTATCGATAAACGGGTAATAGAGCAGGTAGTCGCACAGAACCATTCTCTGATTCTGGTTTGTAGTCCCCGTAGCCGACGCCGCCGCCGACATTACCGTAATGCTCTTGACGAACTGCTTCATCGGAGAAACATTTGGCACATGGATACCGCGAATATCCTCTACAGGCGAAGCAACTAGCGGCGCAGATGCGTAGAAGTTCGCAGGCGGGTTTCCAGCGAAGTAGGTGTAATCTATGAAGTCGTTGGCGACCGTCGCAGAAGACGCTACCTGTTTGCGAAATGTCGTTACGTGGTATCTACCCAAATCAGGTGCAGATGCCCACGCTTTGACGTTGCGGAATCCGGCCACAAGAATCAGTCCGCCGTGACGGTCAGCGCAGAAGCCGCGAACTGCGGCTGAATGCCAGCAGATACGTTCAGCGTTGCCGATAGCGCACCAGAAATCATCTGCGCTACCGCGCCAGAGGCCGTATCGACCACGGCAAAGTGCGTGATCGCGTTTGTTCCTGCGGTACAAGCGCCGAACTGAATCAGCGCGGCATTCGTAAAGGACGAACCGCCATCAGTCCATGCGCTCGACTTGGTAAGCGCGACGCGTGCGTATCCCGTGTAATCCGCTTCAGCAGCAAGCGACGCCGCCTCGCCTGGGTCGGCAGTAAAGAGTGCCAAATACTGCGTAGCGCCTGCGCGATAGGACGGGTCAGTACCCTGAAGGTGCAACTTCAAGGTAGCATTTTCGGTGGTGTTGGAAAGGCTCATGGGGTTGCTCCTTGGGTTAAGTCGTTACTTCGCCGGCCACTCGGACGGCATCGGGTTCGTCTTGTTCGCCTTGCGTCAGCTTGAGTTTCGTCACAACACCGCCAGAAGAAACAAGCTCAAGGTCAGCTACACCCTTCTTGGCCGTGAGCGCAGCGGTGTCTGTGGCTGAAATCGTCAGGGTGATGGTCTTTGTAGCGTCATCAACTACAAGGTCAATGATGTCGAAAGGCGTATCCGCAACTTCTGACGACGCCCATACGGTGCCGCCGATCTTGTCCTTGATGTCCATCCTGGCTGTGTAGCCGGAAAGGCTTTTCGGGGTGTAGAACATCAGGAAGCCGCCAGAGGTATAGGCCGACCAGGACCGACCGTTGTCATCAACCGGCGTGACCGAATTGAACTCGATTGTGTTGGCGTCGATAACGGTCATGGACTGATAGCCAATGTCGTTCAGTTGCTTCATGCCTTCGACAGCGTACGGCGTACCGCGCCATCCGTCCGGAGCGCCGTGCGACGTTACCGTGAGCCGTGGGGCGCCAGTAGCGAGAGATACCGCCGTAATCGCCTTGCGGACAATCGGCTCGGTTTCCCATCTCACGACCAGGGAAAATGTTTTTCCCTTCTGGATCAGGATTTCCTTTTCTGCCATTACTTTCTCCCGTTCCTGTTTCCGTTGCCGCTCATGCCGCTCATATCGCTGTTCTGCTTCATGTTCAGCGCCGAGTCAATGGCCGATGCGATGTGCGATTGCAACAGGATTTCCTGACGCGTTAGCCGGTCGTTGACCGAGCGCGTCTCGACGGCGTTCTCACGGAAGAAGTCGCGGACTTCTTTGCGGAACTCGATTTGAGCCGCTGCGTACTGTTTCAACTCGACGGCGGTGCGCTCGCTGTTGATGTACGCCCCACCGAATGCCGACACCGCGCCGACGACGAGCATGGAGACAACCGCTTTCATGTCGACTTGAAGCTGCTGCGTGACCCCGAACATCGCAAACTGGTATATGTGCTCTCTCATGTTGGCGTTGAGCTTTGCCAGCCACGGCATGTTGTCGAATACGTGGTCAATCATGCTTTATTCCTTGGAAATGGCTTTTGAAATGTGTTCGACCGCTTCCAGCAGCAGCACGCGCGATGCGGCAAGCTCGAACATCGGACGCTTCGCTACGCGCTCGCCGAAATCCGAGTCTTCGATGTTATCCGGCATGTCCTGAACGTCGGCGCGCTCGGCATCGAGCAGCACGGTAAGCTGGCTCATTGCAGCTTCAATGGTCATGGCGAGTTGTTCCAGGCCGGCGCGGCGAACTTCATTCATGGGTAGCCTCGATTTGTTCGATGTAGGACTGAAGGAAGTTTGCCGTTACGGTTGTTTCGGCGCAGTCCGACGCAACTCTGGCGGGAGGAGGTATTGCGTCGGCGTCGGGTCCAGCAGGCGTCGGTCCAGTTGCGGCAGGGGCGGACACTCCACCGCCACCGGCACTTGCGGCGGCAGCGGCGCGCAACCGTTTAGCGTAATCAGCACGAACGACAGCAAGGGCAGCAGCCCATCCTTGAGCGGTTTCATCAGCAGTTCTCCGGTTGGCCTCTTCGGTTGCCTTGGCTTTGGCCGCAGCGATCCGGCCCACGGCTTCCGTTTGCATTACAAAGGC